GCGGCGTCGGCAGTTCGAAGCCGAGCATGGGGAGGATCGTCGGAGCGAGCAGCGGTGCCCGGGTCACGAGCTTGATGAGTAGCTCACGGTCCTGGTCCGCGCCCGGCTGCCCGAAAGCAATCTCGGGCAGGTCCAGCGCTGCCAGCACCTCGGGCCCGTAGGCGCCAGCCTCGATCAGCTCCCGGGCCGCGGCGGCCTTCGCGGTCAGTTCGCGCGCGGCCAGCTCGCGGTCCTCGGCAACGGGGTTCTCGTAGTCCCACTCCAGGCCATCAGTAACCCGGCCGAACATGGGCATCAGGTCGTGGTTGAGAGCCGCCTTGATGCGCTCGAGGCGGGGCACGGTCAGCATTTCAGCGAACCAGGTGCTCGACGCTTCGGCGGTGGCACGGTTGACGTCGGCGACCTCACCGAGCGCGAAGGCCGGGATGCCGAACGCCTCGCGGATCACGTCACGGGAGACGCTGCGCAGCTCAGCGAACTGCATGTCCCTTTGCGTGAACTTCCTATCGACCCACTTGCCGTGCTCCAGGATCGCGACTCTATGCGCGTTTGCTACGCCGCGGTGCTGCTCGTTCCAGCGGTCCCGCAGCTGGTCGAAGTCCGCGTCCGACAGGGCCTCGGGCACCTCGATGATGCCGCCCGGCTCGGCGCTGTTCAGGAAGAAGTTCTTATTCCACTCGGCGCTGTACCTCGTGGCGTCGAGGTCAGTGAGGATCGACTGCACCGGCCCCATTCCGCGGTAGGGGTCGAGCGGATTGGGCATGCGAAGTTGAATGACCTGGTCCAGCTCCAGGGGTATCTGCTCGCCGCCGGGCCCCGTATAGACGTAGCCGGCAAGGTAGGCGTCCGGGTCCGGGACCGGCGTCATACGGTCGGGACGGACGGGCCACAGCTCCAGCGGGATCGAGGAGCGGGCGTGCCGGCCGATGACCCACCAGCCTTCGCCGGTCAGGTCGACGTGCTGCTGGGTGACCTCGACGAACTCCTGCCGCGGCATGAACGGGTTGGGCTTGTTCCACAGGTCGAGGGCGGCGTGGGAGGTGACTTCGACGCGGTCTTCGTCCTTGCCGGATTTGGCCTTGCGCCACAGCTTCCACTCGACTTGAGAGGTGGCGTTGCTGGTGCGGTTGACGATGGAGAACAGGGTGCCGACGGAGCCCATGGCCGCCATCTGGGCCTGCGCGTCACGGCCCCCGCCGAAGCCGAGCCCCATCGAGCGGGACCGCGAGGAGAACGGGACGGGCGGCTGGGCTGGGGCGGTGGCGCGGTTGAGGATGGCGCCGAGCATCGTCCTCCCCACTCGGTCACCTCCTCCGCGTGGGCTCCTCGTCGCCGCCGTAGTAGCGCCATTCGAGGAGCCATGCCCCGAGTCCCAGCCCGATCCAGCCAGCCGGTTCATAGACCATGCCTATGCCAAGTGCCACAAGCATAGTTCCAGTCAATGACAAAGCGGAAGGTATGACTTTATTCAGAAGCCCCAAGACCGTCGTGCGCTTCACAGCCACCTCACTCTGGTGCGGCCCGCGCTGTAGAACGCGAGCAGGAGTGCGTCGGCGTTGTCGGGGCTCCGACCAAGCCGTTTGATGATCTCGTCCTTGGGTTCCACGCGGATTCGACCTTGAGGGTCGGTGTCCCAGCGGGGCTCAAGGAGTTGGGCTACGGCGGTGTCAGCGTTCTCGGCTCGGGACAGGTCCCATCCCTGCCGTTCGGACAGGCCGCGGCCGACCTCCCACCAGATCTCGGCGCGGAGGTTCGAGAATTTGTCGGGTCGGCTGGCCTTGGTGCCGACGTTCACGCCGATGATCTGTGCACCATGCTCCCGGCGGTTGGCGGCGTTGCGGAGCTCGCCGATGACGCCGAAGCCGACACCGATACTGTCGATCTTCACGGCGGTGGCGCCGGTGGCCTTGATAGCCTGGATGATCAGCGGGGCGATCTTCTCCGGTCGGTCCGTGTGGGCCCGCCACTCTCGGCCGGCTCGAATCCCGCGCCGTTCCCGGATTACCGTCTCGTCCCCGCCACCACCGACGTCGACGCCCAGCTCGACCGGCTCGACTGGATCCGCCGCCGCGGCTTCCCGCTCGATCCGGCACGCGGCGATGTCGCTGGCCCTCACCACCTGGTTGGGCGCGTCCGCCGAAAACTCCCCCATCACCTTGCTGCGGTAGAGCGGATTGTCCTCGCCCCACTCGCCAGCCTTCTCCTCGACCCATTCCCGGCTCACGAGCGCCTGAGCGACCGACTCGGGCACTTCCTCGCCGGTCAGGTTCGGCGACTCGAACGCAGAGATGCCGATCACGTGCCAGCCCGAGCCCGGAGTGCACACCTTGCGGAAGTGGCTGGCGGGGTTGTCAGGGTTGCCGATCGCCAGCATGCGGCAGTCCGTGTTCGTGGTCAGGGCGTCCGCCGCCACCCACAGCTGCTCGGGAATGCCGCACGCCTCATCGAGGATGACGAGCACGTACCGGGCGTGAATCCCCTGGAACGCCGACTCGTCGTGGTCGGCTGGCTTGCGGCCGAACGCCACTAGCTCGTCGTCCAGGTGCCATTCGGTTTGATTCACGCGGCCCGGCAGTTTGCCGGCCTTGTGTACGCGGCGGATGTACCGCCACAGGATCGCCCGGACCTGCGCGTAGGTGGGCGCCGAGGTGACGACGAACGCGCTGCCTGGCGGGTGGGAGTCAAGCCACCAAGACGCCACCAGGCTTGCGGTGTGGGACTTGCCGACGCCGTGACAGGAGCGGACCGCGGTCCGGCGGTGCTCGACGATCGACTGCATGATCTGCCGCTGCTTCGACCACACCACCTGCCCGAGCCGCTCCCTCACCCAGCCAACCGGGTCGTGCTGGTAGCGGGCCTGTCGGCCTGCCGACTCCTGGCGGTCCACCGCAGACTTCAGCTGGTCCCGGACCGTGCGCAGCTGCCGGGTGTCGCCGGCTCGGACGAGAGCGGCGATCTGTCGGCGGATCTGGTCGAGGTCAGGCGCTGTCGTCATCGGCGTCGGCCGGCTTGGTGAGGCGGTCGAGGAGGCTGCCTATCTCCGCGCCGAGGCTCTCGGCATCGACGCTGACCTTGGTAGCGGCGTCGAGGCCGTACAGCTTGCGGAAGGACTCGCGGAGGGCGCGGAGCTCGCGGATCGCCGCCAGCTTGGGACCGGGGTCCGGGATGGGGGTGCCGTCGTCGTCCTTGACGATCCGGCCGTGGGAGACCGTGACGTGGTCGGTCTCGAGAACGTCAAGGGCTGCGACGTACAACTCGTCGAGCTGCTGCGCCTCGACCTCGATGAGGCGTTTCACGGAGTCCTCGAGGACGCGGCGCTTGGCGGTCTGCAGGGCGCGCCATGCATGGCTGCGGTCGTAGTAGCCGAGGGCTTCCGCGATCTCGGTGTAGTTGGCGCCGCGGGCTCTCATCTCGGCGGCGCGAGCGTCACGTTCGGCTGCGCTGAGCGTGTACTCGAATCTGTGGGCGCCGTCCCGAGGCTGATCCGATCCCATGATTGGCCTCCCTCCTGGCCCCAGGATGGCACGGAGGGCAGCAAATTGGCCCGCCTCCCGAGGTGCGAGATGCGGGCCAATAGCGGGCCAATCCATGGCGGTGGGTGGACTATGGAGCCAGTCGACCCAAGGAGGAGCCATGACCGAGACGGTCAATGAAGGCTGGGCCCTGGAGCACCAGCTCCAGGGCCTCAACCAGATCAGGAGCCGACCCGGGCCGCCCGACGGGGAGGGACGCCGGTGGCTGCTGCGTGAAACAACAGGGCTGGTCAGCTACCACTGCAACTGCGGTTGGAGTACGGGCTGGGTGCCACGGGAGACCGTCCCCCTGCCCGACGAAGCTCACCGGCTGCACCCGGCGCCGGGCTACTCGTCGCAGTCGGTCTCATAGTCCTGCTCCCACCGGTCCCAGCGGCGGTCTTCCTGGGCGAGTTTCCAGCCGGTGAGTTCCCAGGCGGGGAGGGGTTCGGGGGTGGCGTCGGGGGCGAGGTTGTTCACGGCGTCTCCTAGGCGGCGAGGCGGTGGGCGGCCTGCGTGAACTGGGCAGCGGCCGTCTTGTCCTTGGGCCGGTAGACGGCGAGGCGGGCGGCGAACGTGGCGCGGTCGTAGAGCTTGACTGCGACGGTCTTGGTGGTGCGGCCCTTCAGCTTGATCGGGGCGGTGGTGGCGGCGGTGGGCTGGACGCGGTTGGAGAACGCGCCGGCGAACCGCTTGGCGGTGGCGGTGTCGATGCCGGCGGCGATGAGGTGGGTGCGGGCGGTCTGGGGGGTCCCGGTGCCGACGGCACGGACCGCCTTGCGGGTGGCGCGGTGGGTGGTGGCGCGGTCGCGGGTGATGCGGCGGGCGGTGCGGGCCTTGGCGTTCATCGGGTACCCCCTTGCTCGTTCTCTTGTAGCTACAAAGCTACGCCCTTTTGTAGCTACAAAGCAAGGGTTTGGAGGCAGGAACTTGTAGCTACGAACCCGCGGCAGTACCTTGGGCGCATGGCCCCCGAAACCGAGTACGACCAGCCCCGTCAATTCCGAGTCCCAGACA